AAACAACTCAACTTCTAAACGTCTTCCAAATTCGCCGTTTGATTACTACATCGACGATTTGAAGATGAACACTATGATCTCCAGTAGAGATACCAAGACTGAAACTAACACGACTGAATTTTCATTCAACGTGTATGAGCCTTATGGTTTCTCCTTTATTTCTGAATTGAAACGTGCAAGAGCCGCATTGACATCATCATCAAATAAGTCAGCACAATTTAAAGACAATGAAGATCCTATGAAACAATTCTTTGTATTAGGAATTAAATTCAGAGGTTACGATAAAGATGGCAAAGTACTATCTGGCAACGAACACTTTGCTAGTGATACTGCAAATCCAGTTGGCAATAGTGATGGCGTATTCGAACGATTCTTTGACATTGCAATCAAGACGTTCAAGTTTAAGCTAGATGGCAAAACCACAGTCTATAACATCACTGCGGCATCATTGCCAATCATTGAAGCGGCAAGTTTAAAGCGTGGTACACTTGATAAAGATACTACCGTTACTGCAGGAACAGTGGGTGACGCAATCGACGATTTGATTTCTAAATTGAACAACATTGAAAAGCAAATGTTGAACAAAGAAAAACCAGACATTGAGAAAGCAAACACGTATGCAGTGAAGTTTCTTCCAGGTGCTGAGATTCTACAAAATGCAAAGTTAGCCACCAAGAACAACTTAGATAAGTCCAGATGGGCAGGTAATCCTATTAAAGATACCAAAGATGTTAATGCTAAACTCGAAGTATCAAGTACACCTAACAACACAGAAGTTACGGTGAAGATGGTCCAAGGTACTCCTATATTGCAACTGATTAGTGATTTGGTCAAGAATAGTAGTTATTTGGCAGATGCCATGATAGTGTTAAATGAAGCAAACTCACAGGGCAATCAAGACATACAGAATAGTAAAAATCCAAAAACATTGCGTTGGTTCAATATATCACCAAACGTAGTTTGTACTGGATGGGACAAGAAACGTAACGACTATGTATATGACATTACGTATGTGATTCAAACATACGAAACGCCTGCGGCAATCGCATTGTTAGCTGGCAAAGTAACACCATACTACGGACCACATAAACGTTACGACTATCTCTACACAGGTCAAAACTCGGAAGTCATATCATATGAACAGCAAATGAATAATACATTCTTTGTTAACATGTATGAGAACCCAGATGATCCAGGTGCTAGTAAAGGACCTCCTGGCATATCAAAAGCTACTGGTAAACCATCAAACGTTTCTAACCAAAACAACGCTGACACTGGCCCACAATCGTTCGGTCCGTATCTAACTAGCTTGTTTGATCTTAGCGCATATGCAACTGCGAAGATGACGATTATGGGTGATCCAGATTACCTAATGCAAACCACATCAAGTGGAACACAGCTAAGTGATGTGTATAACCAATTCTATGGTGTCGATGGCTTTACCATTAATCCAAACGGCGGACAAGTATTCGTCGAGGTTGATTTCAAAGAAGCAAAAGACTACAACAACGAAACAGGGTATTTAAAAATTAACGACAGTATTTTATTCTGGAATTATCCAAAAGAAGCACAGGTACAAGGAGTTAGTTATCAACTACGTCAAGTAACAAGTGTGTTCAGTAAAGGTAAGTTTACACAGTCATTGGACATGTTTATGAATACGTTTGATGATTATCCAACATCAGATACAACAGACGCAGGTAGAGAAAATCAATCTGACGCAGAAACAGCACGATTAGCTAGACAAAGTGCCGCATCAGGTCCTACTGGTCAGACCGCAAGCAATCCATCTGGTTCAACAACTGAACAAACTGCCGCAACATCAGACGCCGCAGGCTCATTGACGCCATCAACTGCGCCTGCCAATAACACACTGACTAGTCCAACGGGCGGAGTATCAGATCAACCTCCAACAGCGGCATCAATCATTGCTAATTCTCCAATTATTCAAGCATCTAACTCTGTACCTGTAATTAAAACAGTGCAAGATGATGATAGTACTAGTGGAAATACTCCTACAATTGCATCCGATCAGGGAGGCAGAGAAAGTTAATCATGGCAGATAATTTATTTAAAACAAGAGGTCAAGTTAAGTCAGCTAGTTCAGAAGCTGGTAGTGGCGTCACTAGATCATTGCCAGTTTATGGCATCGTAAAAAACAACATCGATGCAACTAGAACAGGCCAGCTACAAGTCTACATTGAAAACTTTGGATCAAGTAATCCAGACGATAGCAATTCATGGATACCAGTATCATACATGATGCCGTTTTATGGCGTGACTGCACCAACTGCACCAAATACTGGCTACGGTGACTATGTTGGTAACCCAACAAGCTACGGCATGTGGTACAGTCCACCAGACATTGGCAGTAAAGTAATTTGTATTTTCATCAACGGTGACCCAGGTAGTGGTTTCTGGATTGGCTGTGTACCTCAGGCAGAAGCATTAACAATGGTACCTGCAATTGGTTCAAGTGATAATGTCACCATGAACAAAGGCGAAGCAGATAGCTACGGCGGAGCAACACGCTTGCCAGTAACTAACATGAACACCAATGATACTAACAAAGCAGACAGTGCTAATTTCTTAAACACTGCGAAGCCTGTTCACAGTTATGCCGCTAGTATTCTAGCACAGCAAGGTTTAATTCGTGATACAGTTAGAGGCACGATTGGCACTAGCGCACAGCGTGAAAGTCCTAGTAGAGTTGGATGGGGCGTCAATACACCAGGTCGACCAATTTATCAAGGTGGATTCAATGATGATAACTTGCTTGATAATATAAAGTCAAACAAAGAAAAACTACAACTAATCAATCGTCGTGCTGGTCATTCTATCGTAATGGACGATGGTGATATCACTGGTAAAGATCAGTTGATTCGTTTGCGTACTGCATTAGGTCATCAGATTTTAATGAGTGACGATGGACAAACTTTGTTCATTATACATAGTAACGGTCAAAGCTACATTGAGTTGGGCAAAGAGGGTACAATTGACATGTATTCTACAAACTCAGTGAACGTTAGAACACAGGGCGATTTAAATCTACATGCAGACAACAACATTAACATTAATGCCGCAAAAGATTTAAACATTTCTGCAAAGAATATGAATGTGAATACCGAAACTGATACTAACTTCCGTGTCGGTGGAAATTATAGCAACTACATTCAAGGCAATTACACTGTAAAAGTTGATAGCAGTTTAAGTTTATATGCAAGTGGCGAATCAAGTATTGCTAGCGCAGGCACAACTTACGTAACCGGTCCGTCCGCTGTTAACTTGAACACAGGTTCAGCATCGTTGGTTCCAGCAACAGTCTCTCCTATTCCAATTATTGCACAAACAGATACCTTATTTGATAAAGTCAAGGGATGGGCAGCCGCACCTGGAACGTTGTTAACTATTGTAAGTCGTGCACCTGCACACGCTCCATGGGCTAGTGCAAATCAAGGTGTAGATGTTAAGGTTGATAATGATGCCGATGCATCATTACCATCAGTACCATCTAGTTCAGTTGCCGCTGTGAACAATGCAACTGCCGGTGTGCCAGAAGTACCAACCGCTCCAGCATTGATTGCCACGGTTCCAGGTGCAAGTGCGGCCAGTTCTGCACTAGATGCTAGCACAACCGCATCATTAGTTGGTGCCGCGGCATCAACCGCATCAGCAACTGCCGCATCAGTGGTAAAGGCAGGAACAGGTACGATAACAGATGCCACTGGCAAACTAACCGCCGCGGTTGGATCATTGGCACAAACACCACAGCAACTAGAAACTGCCGGCATATTGAAGCCTGGCGCGGCATCAGTCGTGAATGGATTAGTTCAAGCTGGTAAATCAGTTACTGACGCCATGACTTCTAATCTATTCACTGGTAAGCCAGGCGCACAATCATTAACTGCATTGGTAAACAACACCAAGGCACAAGTTGGTTCAGTAATTTCCAACATACAGTCTGCTCAAGCTGGATTGACACAAACCGGCGTGATTACCGGCAAAGAATCGCCTACTCAGATTGCTGGTCTAGTGAGCGCGGCCGCGAGTAGCGGTGTGAAAGCAGTCACTGACTTTGTTAACAATGCATCAGGAAGTATCGGATCAGCAATCAGTGGAATTGGAAATAAGCTAACCGCCGGCCCAAGTTCAATCGCAGGTCAGATTAGTGCAGGCAACTTTGCCGCAGGACTTTCTAGCACAGTGACAGGTGGATTAAGTTCCATCGCCACCTCATTGAGTGGTATGGGAGCTAGTGCGATCAAGGGCGTTTCAGGCTTGTTAGATAGTGCTAAGGGTGTTGCTGGTTCAGCATTCGCCGCAATTACCAAATCGTTCAAGTCGTTTACACCAGGTGTGCCACAGAACCTAACAGAAATTGCCAAGAAGAATGCCGCAGAAGCATCTACAGCAGACGCCACAAGTGCCGGTTCAGGCGGACTATTTGATTCGATCAAGGGTGCCGCTAGCGGTGCACTATCATCTGCGAAGAATGCATTGGCTAGCTTAACATCAGGTGCAGGATCAGGTGTAGGTAACTTACCAGGTGGCCTCGGTGCAATCACCTCCAATTTGAACAAGGCAGCCGATATTACTGCAAAGGTTCCAGGTTTAGCTGGAGTTTCTGCACTAGCTAAATCAGCATCATCGGCAGTAAACAATGGAATTTCATTGGCAAAGAGTGCATCTAGTGCAGTTGCCAGCCTAACAAACACCGCGAATAGTATATCTGGTGGCATTGATAAGTTAACTAGCAGTGTTTCAGGCAGTGGTATACCTGGCGCAGGAGGTCTAGGAGGACTTGCGGCCAGCGCACAGGGCGCATTATCCAAGCTAGGTAGTACTAGCCTGTCATCCTTGGTGTCTGCTGGTCTTCCAGCAAGCGTAGGAGCCCAGTTGAATTCAGCTATCAGTTCGTTAAGTGCAGGCGGTCCGTTCCCGATCAAACTTCCAACGGTCGCATCGGACACAAGTAATCGTGCTAGCTTAGGTACACAGATCACTTCTGTTCTTGGAAACGCTAAGATTCCTGCTCCTAATTTCAATAAGAATGTGGACGCACAAAAAGCAGAAGCAGACCGTCTATCTGCGTTGGTAGAACAACAGCAGGCATTATTGAAGCAACTAGAAGAACAAAGCACCGTGGTTGACAAAGCACAGGATGCATTTGCTACCGCTAGAGATAGCTTACCGGCTGGCGACCCAGGAATCACTGCCGCGTTGGACGCATACAAAGCAGAAATGACTAAGCACAGTGAAATTGCAACAAAAATCAGAGCTATAGCAGATTCTGCGCTGGGATAAATATCATAGGGAATAATCATGCCATCATATTACGGATTTAGCACAATAAACGCAAACAAACCACAGTCTACTAACTTAAACGCAGGGGTAGACGGTGGATATGGTGGCACAGTCAGACCTGTCGTGTTTGGTAAGAAGTATGTATTGGTTGACGAACAATTGATTATCCAAGACTTTATCAATGCATTGAATATCCAACAGGGTCAGAAAGTGGGTCAACCTCAATATGGTACTACTATCTGGTCATTCATTTTTGAGCCAAACACACTGGACACTCAGACTAAACTACAAAACGAAATCCTTCGAGTGGCTAGCCAGGACCCACGAATGATCATTAATACGATCAATGTATATCCACAAGACAATGGCATCTTAATCGAAATCGAGATGGCTATTACGCCAATGAACAACGCATTTCAGTTGTCAGTATTTTTTGATAACCTAACAAATCGAGCGGTAGCACAGTAATCCTTAAAAACCAGTGTTTTCAGGTATGATAAATACTTAAAAGAGAACACTATCCATGGCTACAAGTTCAAGACAATCCGCACTATTTGGCGTTAATGACTGGCAGGCATTATATCAAACCTTCCGCCAGGCAGACTTTAGAAGTTATGACTATGAAACCATTCGCAAGAGTTTCATTGATTACTTACGTACCTATTATCCAGAGACATTCAATGACTACATTGAATCGTCAGAATTTATTGCCTTACTTGACGTTATGGCGTTTATGGGTCAAGGTCTTGCTTTCCGCAACGACTTGAACACCCGTGAAAACTTCATTGACACCGCAGAGCGTAGAGATTCTGTAGTTAAGTTGGCCAACTTAGTTAGCTATAATCCAAAGCGCAACTTGTCTGGTCAAGGATATATCAAAGTCACCAGCATTCAGACTACCCAAAATATCTCAGACTTGAATGGCTTTAATCTTTCTAATGTTCCTATCCTATGGAACGACCCTGCTAACCCAAACTGGCAAGAACAGTTCAACACTATCGTTAACGCCACACTAATCGATACTCAACGTGTTGGTCGACCTGGCAATAGTGCTACGATTCTAGGCGTAAAAACCGACGAATACGCAATGAATATTCCTGTTTCTAGTTTGCCGATTGTGCCATTTACCACATCAGTTAATGGTCAAGACATGAACTTTGAATTGGTATCAGTAACAAGTGTTGGTGAAGACTATGTATATGAGTTGCCACCAGCACCAAGTCAAAAATTTAACATGTTGTATCGTAACGACAAGTTAGGTTATGGCAGTCCTAACACAGGATTCTTCTTCTATTTCAAACAAGGTTCCTTGTTGAATTATGATTTCATCCTTCAACAACAAATTAGTAACCAAGTAGTTGACATTGATATCCAAGGTATCAATAACACAGATACATGGTTATATCAGTTGAATGCAAACAATTCTCCTACTGGTCTTTGGAAACAAGTCGAAGATGTATATGCTGACGCTTATCTACAAACTGAATCTAGTATCAAGAATATCTTCTCAGTTACTTCACGTTTCAACGATCAAGTAACTTATGTGTTCGGTGATGGTGTTTTCAGTCAGATTCCAGTTGGTTCTTTCCGTGCATATGTTCGTTCAAGTAACGGATTGACATACACAATTGATCCTACTGAAATGCAGGGCGTGTTTGTCACATTCAACTATGTAAGTCGTTATGGTCGTACTGAAACATTGACAATTGGTTTAGAACTAGCTACACCTGTTTCTAACGCACAGTCACGTGAAAGCATTGCTAACATTAAGCAAAATGCGCCAGCCCGTTACTACACACAGAACCGTATGGTCAACGGTGAAGACTATAACAACTTCCCATACACTCTATACAGTTCAATCATCAAGTCAAAAGCTATCAATCGTAGCTCAGTTGGTGTATCTAAGAATCTAGACTTACTTGATCCAACTGGCAAGTATTCTAGTACCAATAGTTTCGCCAGTGACGGCGCAATGTATCTGAATGATGATGACGGTGTGTTGGCATTTACTATCACGAATGCTGGCGATATCATTACATTCTTGACTGATTCATTGGCGGCTGTGTTGGCAGACAACAGAGCAATGCAATATTATATTCAGAACTATCCTCGTTACTCGATTAATTCTGCTAGTGGCGACGGAACAGTTTATTGGAATACAAGTACAGTTGACGCAAACAGCAACTCTGGATATTTCTACAACACAATTAACAATGATAATACTCCTATTCCAGTAGGAACGTATTCTACTCACAATGTGAAGTACATCACCAAAGGTGCTATGTTGAACTTTACAGCACCTCCTGGATATTACTTTGATAGTAACAACCGCTTGGTGCCTGGTATTGCAGGTCCTAGTTCTCTAACATCTATTTGGACAACTGCATTGAATGTAATCGGCGACGGTTATAACAATGGCGTAGGACAGTTCAGCAACGGTAAAGGCCCAATCACACTTAACGGATATATTCCAAACGGCGCAATCTTAAACACAGTTATTCCTGCGTTCAGCAGTTCATTGCCAAACTCCGTTGTTCAAGAGTGTATCACTAAACTTGAATTGAATCAAAGTTTCAGCTTGGTGTTTGACAATAGCTTAACTATCGCTCAAGATCGTTGGAGCATTGGAACATACAATCAAAGCAATTACTTTGTAAACTTTTCCAGCAAGCCTGGAACAAACATGTACACTGTAACATATCGCTCATTGGCATACTACTTCGGTAGTGTTAAGGACACTCGATTCACCTTTGAATTGGGTAAACTAGTTTACGATCCATTTAGCGGTAAGATTCTACAAGACTTCGTGAATGTGTTACAGACTAACACACAGCCAACCAGCAACTATCCATTGGCAACAAATGTCCAAGCTAGTGTTCTTGGTCAGACAGTTTTAAGCGATGGCTACATTAACGACTTTGAAGTTGAGATTGCAAGTATAGATGTTAATGATAGAACAGTTATCATGAATCCTGACTTCTTTACTCAAGTTACTGGCTATGTCAACGGTTCAGCTAACATAGGCATCTACACATTTTTTGAATTGATTCAAGATTCCGTTACGCTTTCAAATTATCAATTACTCGACAGTACTACTATCAATTATCAATTCAGTAATTCTACACAAATTGAAGTTGTTAAATATGAGTATCCAGTTGGTCAAGTGTTCTATGCATATGCCGAAAACAAATTCTATACGACAGTGCAAGATCCAACAGTTCAAACGTTGGACTATTCATTAGTACCTCAGCCACAATATATCATGAAGCCAGGTCGTCAAGGATTGAATTTCCAATATCGTCACAACAGTAACAATACAACTCGTATTGATCCTGCGACTACAAACATTATCGACATGTACATTGTTACATTGGCATACTACACCGCGTATCAGAACTACATTCAAGATACTACCAACACTATTCCTGAGCCTAATAAGCCAACGATCAATGATTTGAATCAGGAATATGGTAAGATTCAAGATTACAAAATGTTGTCAGACAGCGTTGTATTAAACTCTGTTGTCTTTAAGCCATTATTTGGACCTAAGGCCGCACCAGCATTGCGTTCTACTATCAAGGTTATTAAGAACCATGCGACAAACGCAAGTGATAGTGAGATTCGTAGTGCTGTGTTAGCAACTATGAACAACTATTTTAGTATCCAGAACTGGAACTTCGGTGATACGTTCTACTTCTCTGAGTTGAGTGCATACATTCATAATCAGATTGGTGAATTGGTAAGCTCCGTGGTACTAGTACCAAATGATCCTACAATGCACTTCGGTGACTTGTATGAAATTAAATGCATGCCGTTTGAAATTTTTGTCAATGCGGCAACAGCGAACGATGTAGTAGTAATTGCAGGTCTTACACCAGCACAATTACAAATAGCATAAGTACTATATAACAATAGAGACTTGAAATGGCAAACAGAATTAGAACACTAAACTTTCTTCCAGAGATTTTTCAAACACCTACTAACGCTCAATTTTTGAGTGCGACATTAGATCAATTAGTCGATCAGCCGAATGTGGCTAGAATGCAGGGATTTATTGGCAGTAAGTTTGGTTATGGTATCAATGCAAAAGATTATTATGTAACTGAGCCTACAAAGGTTCGTACTGATTATCAATTGGAACCTGGCGTTGTTTTCACTAAAGCAAATGAAACAACAGCACAAGACTTCATCAGCTATCCAGGCATTGTTGATGCATTGAAACTAGAAGGCGGTGTTACTAATAATAACAATCGTCTATTCAATAGTCAATTCTATTCATGGGATTCGTTTACGGACCTAGATAAGATCATTAACTTTAACCAGTACTACTGGTTGCCAGAAGGTGCACCAAGTGTTAACGTTTCCAACAGTGTAGTGTACAACGCTACAGACTACATTGTTACTAACTTAGCTAACGAGTATCTAATCTCTAGTCCTGCAAACATTCAGGGCGATATTAACCCTACGCTAACACTCTTGCGCGGCGGCACTTACTCATTCACCGTATCACAACCAAGTCAGTTTTGGATTCAAGGCGCTCCTGGTGTAACCGGTTTCAGCCCAACACAACCTAACGTACAAACACGTGACGTATTGGGTGTTTCAAACAATGGTGCTACTGCTGGCGTTGTAACGTTCACAGTGCCACAAAAGGATGCATTTGCAGAATACAATTTCCCATCTGGTGGCAATGTTGGCGTTGTGTCTTCTTTACCATTTGCACAAGTAAATGGCGCACGTTTGGCAGATTTGCCTAATGGCATCGATGGTGTAACATCACTAGCAGGCTTGACTGTATTGTTTTATAATACAGGTGTTGTTGATGAAATGGGCTTCACTAGCAAGTTCTACGACACCACATTGTATGATGAAAATGGTGGCGTAACTTATGTTGAGCCAGGCACAAGTGCCGACTTTAATAACTACGAAGGTGGATATTACTCTCCTGTCAACTCTAACTTCTACACAATTAGTTACGTAGGCGATCCATCAGATCCTATCTTGTACCTAACACCTACAAGTCCTATTCCTACCAATCAATCTATCACAGCTACATTCGGTACTGAGTGGATTGGTCGACAGTTCTTTAAGAATGTCAATGGCGACATTCAAATTATTCCATACAACAGCGCAATTCTAGATACATTGTACTATCAAGATGGTTCGAATCCCGATAAAGTCGGCGCAATGCGAATCATTGATAGCAACTACACAAACAAGTTAAATGTAACTACAGACATTCTTGGCCACAAACAATACACTGCGACAAATGGTGTGGTGTTTACTAACGGATTGAAAGTAACATTTAGCGGAGACATTTTCCCAACATCATACAAGTCTGGCGAATACTATGTTCAAGGCGTTGGTACTGCGATTGAATTGATTGCAACCACAGACTTAGTAAGTCCTGGTCTGTTCAGTGAAGGCACATATATTCCATACGATATTGTGCCGTATGATACTACCAACTACGATAGTACACTTTACATTCCAGTAACTCAAGATTATATCACAATCGCACGTGATGCTATCAATAAGAATGCTTGGTCACGTAGTAATCGTTGGTTCCATATTGACGTTATTAACGCATCTGCAACTTACAACAACAATCCTAGTATTGTAACTCAGTACGCTACTCCAGAAAACAAAGCAAAGCGTCCTATTATTGAGTTTTATCCTAATCTACGCTTGTTCAATTCAGGCGTGTATGGCAAAGCTCCTGTTGACTTCATTGATTTCAGAACCGATGATGCATTTGAGACAGTAGAAGGCGCAACTAACTATTATCCAGACGTTGCAGGTTGGACAACTAACACTGCATCATTGGTTGGAATTACTGCACAACAAACAACCACTGTTGTGGTAAGTTCCAGTGATATATCTGGTCAATTCACAGTCGGTCAATACGTTGCTGATAGTCTAGGCATTTTGCCAGAAGACGCATTTATCAGTGATATCGAAGTAGTTTCTGGTGTTACCACTATTACCATCACATGGACTAGTGCCGCATTGACATTCTCCACTACGGATATGTCTTTAGTATCTGCCGACACAACTCTAAGCAATTATGGTTTGTTCCCAGGCGCACGTATTGTATTCGCTAGTGATAAAAACTTGTTCACCAGAAACAAAATTTACGTTGCAGAATTCTCTATATTGTCACCTGGTGCAACACCGGTAATCACATTGACAGAGGCCGCTGATGGCGAAGTATTGGTTGACGATCAAACTGCTGTTTATCGTGGTTATAATTACCAAGGTAAAGATTTCTATTTTGATGGCGATGCATGGATTCAAGGTCAACAAAAAACAACTGTCAATCAACCTCCACGATTTGACGTATTCGATACTAACGGCATTAGCTTCGGCGACATCGTTTCATACTTAGGTACCAGCTTTACCGGTACCACATTGTTCCAATACGGCATCGGTTCAGGCACCAACGACAGTGTTCTTGGTTTCCCAATTCGCTATTCTAACATCGACAACGTTGGTGACATTTCTTTCGATGTGTCATTCAACAACGATACTTTCACATACGTAGAGGGCATCAAGCCAATCACATTGGCAGTAAATACCGGATACGTTTACAACTATACCACACGTACTGATTATGTACGTCAATTGGGATGGCAAACTGCCGAAGCACCAAGTGAACAATATCAACTATTCTCATTTGATTATGTTGCCGGCACAGATCCAAGTTTTATCTGTGATATTCCAGCGAACTTAACAACCGAATGGCCAGTTGTACAAGTATACATTAACAACGTCATTCAATCACGTACTTCATATACATACGCATCCACTGGTATCAATACGTTAGTTGCGCTATCATCTGCACCAACAATTGACACTGTTGTTCAAATCTTGATCTTGAGTACAGAAGTAAGCCCAACAGCATACTACACTATTCCTGTTAACTTGAACAACAACCCATTGAATGAAAATCTAACTACAGTTAGTGTTGGTGACATTCGTGGTCAATATCAAAGTATTTTCTACAACAACCCAAATACAACTGGTACAGTGTTCGGTTCCAACAACTATCGTGACTTGGGCAACCTAGTACCATGGGGCAACAGAATCATTCAAAACAGTGCTAGCTTGGTATTACCAGGCACGTTCTTACGTAAGCAAGATCACAACTTGTTCAATTCATTGCAATACAACAGCAATGAGTATATCAAGTTTAAGACATTGTTAGTGGATACTGTAAACAACACAGATTATAATATCTACATGACTCCTGCTACGATGCTAGATGATGCATTGGATCAAATGTCAGCTACCAAGATTGAAAGTGCTCCTTTCTTCTGGTCAGACATGATTCCAAGCAAAGCACCGTACATTACCAATACATACTCTTTTGCTAACTCATTGGACGTTTCTATCTATCCATTGAGTCATGTTTACAACTTTGAAACAGCAAACTACAACGGCGTTTTAGTATACCTAACACGCAATGGTACCACAATTCAGTTGATCAAGGGCGTTGACTATACAGTTAGTGTAGATGCTCCATCATTGACAGTAACTTATGGATTGTTGCCAAACGACCAGATCACTATCAACGAATACAATCAAACATATGGCTCATACGTGCCAAATACTCCAACTAAGTTGGGATTGTATCCAGCGACTGTGCCAAATGTCTTCTTAGACACCGGTTATCAAAAGCCAACTTACTTCATCGTTGGTCATGACGGTTCTTTCAACAAACTATATGGGTCATATGATCCAGAAACTGGCAAGTTGCAAGACTTCCGCGATCAAGTATTGTTCGAATATGAAACACGTGTGTACAACAACTTAAAGTTGTCAAACGCTATTCCAGTTCAAGCATATGAAGTATTGCCTGGTTTCTTCCGCAACACTGACTATTCATATGACGAAGTTCTACAGATTTATTCTGAGAGTTTCCTAAATTGGGTAGGTCAAAACAGAATTGATTACAAGACTCAGTATTTCACTAATGGAAATCAATTCACTTACAACTATCGTGATAGCGGTAACAAACTAAATGGTGCGCCTATTGAGCAAGGCTACTGGAGAGGCGTGTATCAATACTTCTATGATACAAGCATTCCAGATATTGCTCCATGGGAAATGCTAGGCTATCGCAACATGCCTACATGGTGGACAGATCGCTACGGCCCTGCACCATACACAAGTGATAACTTGGTTCTATGGACTGACCTACAAAACGGCTACGACTATAACGATGGCAATTCATTCACTACAACCACATATGCTCGTCCAGGACTATTAAACATTATTCCTGTTGACAGTGCAGGTAATCTAGTAAGCCCGTTCGTTTCTATTGTTGGCAACTATGACAATAATCTATTCAAAGCAGATTGGCAAGTTGGTGACGTTGGTCCTGCTGAATTCTCATATCGTCGTAGTAGCTCATGGCCATTTGACTTGATGCGTATATTGGCTCTAACTAAGCCAGCAGAATTCTTCAACTTGGCAGTTGACTTGGACAATTACAAATACAACGTTGAATTCAACCAATATTTGGTTAATGATCGTAGTCACTTGAATATTTCCAACATCGAAGTATATGGTAACGGTACTGCAAAAACATCTTACCTAAACTGGATCGTTGACTATGAAAAACAAGTTGGTATCGATGCAACCACTCAAATCAGCAACCTGTTCCAACAACTGGACGTTCGTCTAGTATATCGTTTGGCTGGGTTCTCTGACAAAGCGATGTTGAAATTCTATGTTGAGAAATCATCAGCTAACAGCAATAACAGTTCATTGTTGATTCCTGACGAAAGCTATCAAGTTCTATTGTACGATAACCAACCATTTGAACAGTTGGTATACAGTGGATTGATCGTTCAAGTTTCTCAATATGGTTTCAAGGTGTTTGGTAACAGCCAGACAAATGCATATTTCACAACATATGCGCCAAAGAACAACGGTAACACATCAACGATTACGATTGAAAAGTCTACTGTAAAGTTGGCCAACGACTACACAAATATCGAAGTAAAAGTACCATATGGCATCGAACTACATTCTGTTCAAGAAGTTTCACAGTTTATTGCTAGTTATGGTGCATATCTAGTTGACAAAGGATTGGTCTTAGATCAGTCTGAGAATGGTCTGACCCTAAACTGGGAACAGATGGTAGCTGAATTTATGTACTGGTCACAAATGGGATGGGAAGTTGGTTCTATTGTTACCCTAAACCCAGCGGCAACATTCTTGTCTATCAACAAAGATAGCAATGTTGTACAGCCATTGACAATTCAAAAACAAAACTTTGTGTTGAATCAAAACTTGTATCCAATTCAAATGAGCAACCTTTCAGTTGTTCGTGATGGTACATTGTTTACAGTACAGCCAATGAATCAAGGCGATACATTAGCATACGGTCAATTCAACATCAGTAACTTTGAACATGGTATTGTTTTCGATAATACAACATTATTCAACGATACAATTTACAATCTAGTTACAGGTCTACGTCAGAATCGTATTTCAGTTCGTGGTTCTAAGACAGCCGATTGGAACGGTACAATTGACGCACAAGGCTTCATTTTAAATCAAGACAACGTTATTGATTGGGACCCAACCTTCAAGTATACTACTGGATCAATTGTAAAGTACAAAAACAAATACTGGACTGCATTGACTATTATTCAGCCTAGTGTTAAATTTGACGAAACACAGTGGAAACAAACCAATTATGATGAAATTCAAAAAGGCTTGTTACCTAATCCAAGCGCACGTAGCTATGAATCTACATTGTATTATGATATCAACCGTGCTAACCTAGAAACAGATGCAGACTTGCTAAGTTTCAGCTTAATTGGATATCGTCCACGTGACTATCTAGCACTTGCTGACTTAACAGATATCACTCAAGTCAACGTATACAAGAATCTAATCAGAAACAAGGGTACGCTAAATGCCGCTAGTGCATTCAAGGGTGCAAACTTGCCACAGGGTGGCATTGATTATGATATCTATGAAAACTGGGCGATCAAGGCTGGCGAATTCGGCGGCACTTTAAATGACAACTTCATTCAGTTCAGATTAAATGAATCTGAGTTGACTGGTAACCCAACAACAGTTGGCTTAACTAATGGTCTTGTCAGTAACGATGTTGAGCAGGAAGTTCCTCTATACTCATTGTTCAACTATGGCATGCCAATCACCGATGTGAACGTATTGCCTACTGTACCTACAGAAGACCCTTCATTATTGTACCCAACTGCTGGCTACGTAAACTTCAATGACGTTAAGTTGGCAAGTTACTACTATTCTGGATTGACAGCGGCAGTAAATGGCAACGGGACACCTGTGCCAATCGATCAATTGTACGTTCGTGATTATCTATGGTTGGCTGATTACCTAGCCGACTGGCAAGTATACACTCCATTGTCTCTAGGTTCAATTGTCGAAGCTAAAAACAACTTGAACGGGACTGTCACTATTACGTTCAGCGCACCACATAATTTGACGAAGTATCAGTTATTTGGTATCGTAAACTTTGATCCACAAGTTAATGGATATTATCTAGTTACTGCGACAGTAAATCCATACAAAGTAATCATCAATGCTAACTTAAATCCATCAATCACTACGATTACTGGTCAAGGTGTTGGCTTCATGATGCAAAATCAACGCACTGACAAGCCAAGTGACATTGGTACTTTGCCACTACTAAACAACGAGTTTACTAAAAACAAAGTTTGGGTAGATACAAATACAGATGGTGGCTGGGCAGTATATCGCAAGAGTTTGAATTATCAATATAGCGATGCCGTCACAAAACAAGGCTCAATCACATTTGGTGATGCAGTTGCACACACTAATAATGTTGGGTACTTGGTAGGTGATGCTGGATTGGGTGAATTGTACCGCTACACATACAATGCTCTATTGAAAGAATATTTGTTGACCGGTACCATTACCAATGGTGCATCATTCGGTTCGACCATCGCATATTCAGGAGATACGTTTGTTGTGTCAGAACCAACAAGTGGCACACCTAAAGTATATGTTTACGATCTTGTTCAAAACAATGACGTTGACGAACTACAATTGACCCAGACGATTTCTGCACCAAGCGGATGTGCTAACTGGGGTTCAAGTGTTGCGATTTCTGGCGACAAGAACTGGATGTACATCAGTGATCTAACACACAATCCAGGTCGTGTTTACGTGTATCGTAAATCACAGTTAACTGGATTATATGTACAAGTTACTTACTTGACAGATTCTAGCTTGACAAGCTACATGGCTGGCTTCGGCACATCCATTTCAACTGATTATTATGGTGATACAATCGTAGTAGGTGCGCCTAACTATAGATTCAATACTGACCATCTAAACTGGGGTCAATCATACATTTACAATCGCTTGTATCAAAACATCGAGGCACAGTACACCAATAACTTTGGTGCACCACAGGCTCTTAGCGTAAACATTCAACTTAATAGCTGGACTGTATCTACAAATGGTACTGCAACAGGAAGCTCTGGTATCACAGTAGATAGCTCTAGTGGCATGGCAGTTGATATGCCAGTGACATTCAGTGGCTCAATATTGTCAAGTGGTGCAATCAGCGCAAACGTTGTGTACTACATCAAGTCTATTCCAGATGGCACTCATATTAAGATTTCTCGCACTCGTGGCGGCCCAGAAATTGCATTGAATGCTAGCTCTGGCTCAATGACAGTAACAGCACAATCTACTCCAATTTTTGTTGCAGTTAATGGCTCGGTGTTGACTGACAGCCAATACTTCATGATCGGATCTACACTATACGTTATCGCAGTCTTGAAAGCAGGCGATATCGTCAATGTAAGTTCAGGTGAATTTGTACTATCACAAACCTTGAACAACGATCAAGATCCAAGTACTGGCGTCGAGTATGGCTATAGCACTGCTACCAACACTTATGCAAGTGAAATTTTAATTGGTGCACCGTTTGAATTGAACAACAGTGTAGAAGGTGCAGTACATCGCTACACAAACGGCGGCGAAAAGTATGGCATGCTTGTTGCGACACAAACAGCTAGCGTGTTGTCTGCTAGAACTATTCTATTGAATGGTTACGCAGTTGTTATTCCAAGTGGATATGTCAACGATGCGGCCACAGCAATCAACAGTGCCAACCTAACAAATATCTCTGCATCAGTAGTTAACAACTTATTGGTAATTCAATTAGTTAACAACGACCTTGCTACTCCAAACAACAAACTAACATTTGTTGCAACAGATGCCGCCGCCTATGGCGATTTGGGAATTGTTCCATATACTGAAACTCAGTTGATTACTAACCCACACGCTGGTCCAGTAAGTCAATTCGGTAATGCAATCAAGTTCAATGAATCTAATTCAATTGTTATTAGCGCACCAACAGCAACTCGCTACAGTGCTACTACGTTTGATTTCACAGACGATGAATCAGACAATGACACCGTATTTGATAACAACACCACACAGTGGATTGATACATTTGCTAATGCTGGCGCAGTATACATGTTTGATTATCTATCAAACTTCAACGAGACATTGACTAACGTTGGACAATTTGTATATGCACAAAGCATCAACAGCGAAAAGTTAGTATATGGCGCACAGCCAATGTACGGCACAAGTCTTGATTTCAATCAAGGTGTTGTTGTAGTTGGTACACCAGGATTCATGTCAGGCGTGATCGATGGTGATGTGACAGTGTATGTCAACCCAACTGGCGACCAAGACTGGTCAGTATACAGACAGTCAAGTTCAATCGTTGATATTGAAAGAATTCAAAACATTCAATTGTTTAGTGCTGAAACTAACAACACATTGGACAACTTAGATTACATGGATCCGCTACAAGGCAAATTGCTAGGCGCTATTCGTGAAAACATTGACGTAGTGTCCAATATTGATCCTGCATTCTATACAACTGGTAGCAACACTGGTGGTCTAACATGGGGAGCAGATAAAGTTGGACAATTATGGTTCAACACTTCTACTGTTCGTTTTGTTAACTATCACCAAGATGATTTAAACTACAACGCCAAGTACTGGGGTTCTATTTTCCCAGGAAGTGATGTAGCAGTTTACTCATGGATTTCAAGTAACGTTGTTCCTAGCGCATATACAGGCCCAGGAACACCATTCGATGTTGGTTCATACACAACACAGTATGTAATCAATGCTGAAGGTACATTGACACCAGTTTATTTCTTCTGGGCGCGTAACACAAATATCGTGTTCACTAAGCAAGGTAATACTCTAGCGGATTCTACACTAGAGCAATACATTTCTAGCCCAATCAACACTGGCATCAGCTATCTAGCTCCATTGTTGCCAAATGTATTTGCATTGTACAACATTCAAGAATTCTTGAATGCAACTGATACTGTATTGAACGTAGGTTTCTCTACTGGCAACAACAATGATGTTGGACACAATCTATACAACTTGATTCGTGCTAACTATGCAGATGATTTCTTGCCTGGATTGCCAAGTGTAAAAACTGGTAAAGAACCTCACTCATTGTATGCTAGATTACTAGACAGCTTGAGTGGTACAAACTTGACTGGTGCGATTGTTCCTGATCCATACTTGCCTAAAGCAGTTCAGTATGGCGTGTTGGCTCGTCCAAATCAAAGTTTCTTTATCAATCGCTTCGGTGCACTGCAAAACTACATTCAGTATATCAACAGCGTATTGTTACAATATCCATTCGTTGAGACAACTAACTCTACTTTCTTGTTTAAGTTAGGAGATATCAATCCATCAACTGGATTACCATTCTTTGATACTTCTGCATATGTCAATACTGTTAACTGGTGGGCTCCTGGTTATAATGATAACACAAAGTCATCAGTTCAAGTTTCAATCTATGCCGATCTTGCAACATTAACAGTTCCATCAGGAACTATTGCAACAGTAGCAATGAACGGTACCGGCTCAGCCGAAACATACATCCTAGATGCATCAGGCACATGGACTAGAATTGGTCTAGCTAACGGCACGATCCAAATCTCAGATGCAATTTGGAACTATCCAAGTGCAAGTATTGGCTTCGGCGATAACTTCTTTGATACTACTCCATTCGACACTTATCCAAGTGAAGAAACACGCTACATTGTACGTGCAATCAACGAAGAAATCCCTACTGACTTATTAATTGTCAGAAACAAAGCATTGATCTTGTTGTTCGAATACATCCAAAGCGAAACTGGTGAGTCTCAGAACTATCTACCATGGTTGAATAAGACCTCATTCATTGACGTATCTCATACAATTCGTGAATTGTTGCCTTATCGTGTATTCCAAAGCGATAACCAAGACTTCTTATCAGGCTATATCAATGAAGTCAAGCCTTATCACGTAGTGATCAAGGAATTCTTGTTCAAGTATACAGGCACTGACGTATTCGAAGGCGATATCACAGACTTTGACTTGCCAGCACAATACAACACTGCAAGTCAACAATTCATCAGCCCTGAGTTGGTATATTCCAACCCAAGTACTGATAGTCAGTATCTACCATCAGATCCTATTTGGCAAACTGCACCGTACAGTCAGTGGTTCGCAAATCATGGCTTGAGTATTACTGGTCAACCTGATTTCTTGATGACCACTTTGGCAAGCTATGTAAGTTTGAATTCATCTACCCTAGTTGTTGCCAACGCATATGGTTTGCCAGTAACAGGTGTGATTCAAATTGACGATGAGCAAATTGCGTACTCATCACTAAACAGAGATAACAATACTCTGGCAGGTTTAACACGCGGCTATAACGGCACTGCAACTACAACACACATTCCTGGTGCAAACATCTTCATGGACTTGCCTCCTGTCGTTGTTCTAAACACAGGTCGTGGATATATCGAACCTCCAAAGGTTACTGCATACATTGATACTACTGTTTATCCAGAGCCAACCGTTGCGGCGATTCTAGAGCCAATCATGGATTTGGACAAAGTTATCGGCGTTAATGTTATCAACGCGGGTCAAGGTTATGCTGTATTGCCTCAGATCATCATCGAACCATCAGTGATTGTGCCGTTCAACAGCACACAAGTGAGTGTAATTACCGATACAATTGAATTGTACTCTCCACTACTACAAACTGGCGACTTGGTTCGCTACGCAGTTACCGAGGGTTCCGAAGCAATCGGCGGTCTTGTCGATGGTCAACAATACTATGTGAACGTTTTAGAAATTGTTCCAGTAGTAACAGTTGCACTATTCAACAACTATGCAGACGCAATCAATAACAACAGCAGAATAGCACTACAAAGCACTGGCGCTGGTATGCAGTCATTGAGCGTTGTAGCCACCGCAAGTTGTATCACATCAGCTAGCCCAGTTCGTGAAACTCAAATTGCAATGCGTTTTGATAGAACTAGCTACAACTCACAAGTTGTTGATTGGTTACCTGGTAGCTACTATGGTAGCTTCTATGCAGGTGATTATTACAACGGAGACAGTGTTGCAAGTTCATCTATCCAACTACAAAGCACTGAGCCACCAATTGATAGCATTCTAGCTAGTGCAAACGGCGCCGCATTTGAAATTCTTGCAGTTGATAACGTACAAGAAACTACATGGTCAGGCAGAACACGTGACTTGGTATCTACTACAAGTACTGGTAATGTCATTGCAATCGTTCCTAGCTCAGGTGGTGCACCTGCAAGTGGCACAATCACTGCTACCACTGGCTTCTACATTGGTATGCCAGTTAAATTTGAAGGTGCAGTCGCTGGAACTGGCTTGAACTTTGATCAAGTTTACTATGTAAAAACTATAGTGTCTACAGGCTTCACCGTATCTGATACCATCAGCAACGGTGTGCCAGGCACAGTTGTTACATTGAACAATCAGACTATTAGCTCTGCCGGAGCCACTTGCTTGATCGGTGAAGTAACCAACCGTGCATTGTTGACAATTGATTATTCTGGCATCAGAAAAATCACAAACACAACAGCAACTACAAACACAGTAACTGTTCCGTTGAATATTGCCGGCAAAGGTGGCACTAGTGGATTCTACACTGGATTGCCAATCTTCTTTGTTGGAGAAAATCCAATCGGCGGCATCGTGTCTAACAACACGTACTATGTAACTACAGTAATCGACGATCAGACATTCACAATGTCTACAACAGCGACACCAACAATGTTGAATGTCACTGCAACAGTTGGCGCAACTGATAGAGTTATCGTAGAAAGCACATTGGAGCTACACGTAAATGATCCAGTTATTTTCACTGGAACAACGTTCGGTGACATCGTCGCTGGCACTCAGTACTATGTTGCGACCATCGTAAATGGAACAGCAATTACATTATCACAGACAGTCAATGGCGGCACATTTAACCTAACAGATGGCTCTGGTTCATGCACATTGACAATTCAAGTAAATGTCACTCAATTGACAACTGATTCTGGTTCAATGACGATGAACATTAACTTGCCTGTCAGTCCAGGTCAAGTCAATGGACAACAATTTACATTGTACAAGACTTCTGGTAGCTATCCAACAATCAGCGGCACAAACGGTGACTTGTTGACTAGAACAATTACTAGTGCGTTGGCTACCGTAAATCGTGTTTGTTTGGATAATTATACTGGTGGCATCACAAACATCTACGCTGGAATGCAATTCAATGTTAGTGATAACATTGGTGGATTGACAACTGGTACAAACTACACAGTTACTGGCGAAGGCACTACTTCTATCGTAGTAACCAATACAAGTTCATCTGGTAACAAACTAACATGTACAAACACGAACGTGTTATATGTTGACATGCCAATTGTCTTCACTGGAACTAGCTTAGGCGGCATTTCATTGAACACCTATTATTATGTTCAGGATATCACTAGCTCTACGCAGTTCACTATCGCCACCTCACCTGGTGGTTCCGCAATAACAGTGACTCAAGACAACGGTACTATGAATGGCATCGGTGATCAATATATTACAGTTTCAAATTCATTATCTAATGAAACAAAGACTGTGACATTGACACAATACATCAATCCAAGCAATGATCCAGTATTCACTATCAGCTATATATTGGGTGGTTACTTTGCAGAAATCACAACAGCGGGTGCTGGATTCGCAATCAACAAC